GGATCATTCCACCGATTGCAGCAAAGGTTGAGACATAGCCGTGGAAGCTCATGGTCTTACCCAAAGTTGCAGGAGTGTCTACGCTAAGCAGGCCTTGAATAGATTCGTAAAATTCAAAAGCATCGCCTTGGCCCTGACCGACTCTTGTTATGACCATAGTTTTGTCGGCAAAATTCGAGTCCACCACTAATTGCAACCCGAGTGGAGTTCCGTTCCATGATGTTGCGCTTCCACCGCCGAGTGCGTTCTGGCCTGTGAGACCTGCACCGATGAATGGGAAGATTGGTCGGTTGGTTGTGTCTACAAGCTGACCGAGTTGTGACCAAACATCTACCGAGACAAACATGTGTGTCGGCATCCAGTTCCGGTTGGTTGAGACATCTTTTGCCGAGTCATAGATTGACTTCAGCAAGTCGGCAACTGTTCCGTCCCAAACGCCCGAAGAGTTTGCTGCAGTGAGCAAATCGTCCGCTGCTTTGTTGTCCGAAGCAATCATGTATTCGCCCATCAAGTCATTCAAGATCAGCGACATTGCTTCTGGCGAAGTGAACGAAATATCTTGTGAGGACAAACTTACTTGCCCAGCCAAAGTTGTCTTGCTAATTGAGTTTGCCGCAATGACCATTGTGGTCGCTGAAACTGCTGACAATTCAGTGGACTGTGTTGCAACGCTTGTGTGCGTGGTAATCGTTGGACGAGTGAAAGTCTTTGAGCGACCGTTGTCAGGATAAGCGCGAGCGCCCACAGCCTCGACTACAGGGCGCAAGAAGTTTAGATCCTGCACCAATGGTCCGAGCACTGGAACAGGTAAGAGGCCGGGCGTGTCCGAAGTAAGGACATCGCCTGCAGCTGCTTGGAGTGCGGTGCGCTGTGATGCGGAGAACTCTGCGACTGCTGCGTTCATGTTGGAGAATGTGTCTCCGCCAATGTGATAAGCAGCCATAAATTCGCCAGCTGATGGCATCTTAAATTCACGCTTTGCTTTTGCTGGAATTGGTGCAGTTGGAATTGTTGCTTCTACTGCTGGGACTGTTGGCTCTGACATGGGTTCGTTCTCCTGTGTAGGTTCTGTTTCTATGATACTTATTTCTTCGTCTTCGTGGTGGATACTCGCTGCGATGTCTGTGATCATCGCTCCAGCAAAAGCTGGAACTGGCACCATAGACAACTCGATCCAGTCGGCTGCCAACACTGTTAGCGATCCGTCTTTGTTTACTCGAGTCTTCGTTGGGTTTACTCCGACCGATACCGAGTCCAGTACGCCGTCTAAAGCAAGTTGTAGGGCTTCGTCTCCTGCAGCGGTCTTGCTAATCTTGGCACTAAAAAGCATGCCTTCTGGAGTGTCTACGCGCTCGGTCACAATTCCAATGGCCTGATTGCTGTCATGGTTCATGTATAGGCGCGGCGCTTTGCCTTCGATTGGAAGACTGCCCTGTTCAAAGATGACTTCGGTTCCGTCGGCGACTGTTGCCGCGACTCCGTAAGGAACTGCGATTCCTGTGATGGTTCGTGATGGTGTGCCGTCGCCTGCGGCTGCATCAATGCTGACGGACGGTGCTGTAAATCTGATCATTAGTTTGCAATCTCCTCTTGAGTGTTTTCTGATTCTGGCATTTCCATTTTGTCTGCTAAGTAGTTTTCTTCTAAATACGATTCGTAGTCAAAGGCGACATAGGTGCCGTTAGGCAAAACATTATTCATAGATAGTGTTTCTGCGATTGCATCGGCGTACAACTTGACTCCAAAAAATAGCAAGTCCATGCGAGCCTGTTGCGATGACTGATATGAATACGATCCTGTAGATACGCCGATCAGGTATGGCGGAACATTGCCAATACGACCGCCAGTTTCAAGTGCGCTGTAGTTGGCAGACTCGATGAGAAGCATCTTGTCTGGCGACATTGTTGTCGGTTCGTATGTAAGAAATTCGTTTAGCGCTGCAGTCTGATTTGTGGATCGAGCCAAATTGAAGGCCTGTGCGAGATCAGCCAATTCTTGCGAGCTCAAAGGCTCACCGCCAGTCTGACGAAGCACCCCGGCAGGAATGGAGCTGCTCGCGTTTCTTGCGCGCGCGTCTTGAATCTTAAGTGCGGTCTCTATAGCAGCTTGCGATGAATAGACCATGCCTTGAGTTGGCGACAAAAATTGCACAAGGTTTACTGGGTCAATCATTCCGCCTTGAAAATAAACTTCTTTAGAAGGTGCGAACCAGACGGGGCCTGCCATGTCGGTCGTGGTGACGCTTCCTGCTGGGAGCCTGCTAAAGGTGGCGGGATATCCGTCAGCGGTGCGCGATGTGATGTACCAGAATGCGCGACCGTAAAAGTAAAGATCGTCAAAAGTCCACGCCATTAAAAAGTTATAGGGGACGGTCTGGTCTGGGCGACGGAGCCAAGATCGGGGGGCGATATAGACGCGTTCCATTTCTTCGCCGTTCCACATTTCGTTATACATCTGTAATGGCATGCAGCCAATCACTGATGCAAGCAAGTCTCGACTTCTTGAAATTGCAGGGATGGAGACAGCCGCCGCACGAAGTTGGCCTTCTCGGTAGGTGTAATACTGACCGATCATGTTTGCGCCAACATTGCTTGAGTTGTACCCGGGATTCATCGCTCCAGCTGCAGCGGCTTTGGCAGGCGCGGGACTGATAGCAGCCTTGTTTACTTTGCGATCAAAGATTCCCATAGCACAAGATTACACATTGCGCTTAGATTGTGGTGGCACTCGCCCAGTCAGTTGCGGTATCCCGACGACAGGCAAGCAAGCGGACGAGTGCCAAGAAGATGTTACTGATTAACAGTGACCAGCATCGGCTTCTGAGAGTTGCCTGGTCTTGCAGCTGCCGCCGCTCCCCAGATCATCGTCCGACATAGCTCGATGGGCCCGGCTGACTTTTGCGAGCTGACTGCTATGGAGCCCTGCGTTCTGACCATTACCGCTCGGCAGACATGTTCGGCAAGCATCGCTTCGCCAGTGTGAACTAAGCGTCCTTCACTAATCATGTTTCTTACTATGGGGGTGTATTGCAATATTTCTTTGTAGCCCATTACGACGCGCCGACGCTCAAAGATCGGTGGGCAGTGTGCGTCAATTGTTGGCGAGAAGATGAACTTGATCGCAGGGTCAGCGGCTAGAGCTGCGACATGTGCCCAGAGTTCTTTAACGGTTTCGGCAGTGAAAGCGACCGAGACACAAGTCCGACCGTCACCAAGCGCGACCGACTTAGTCGCAAAATATCGCGACTCATCCATAGACGCTTCTACCGAGATCACTCCGCCACTAGGGATCGGGCCGTCGTACTTTAGGTCAGGCCATAAGTGAGTCTGGATCCAAGACTGCGTGCTGGCGATCCACATATTGAGAGAGCTTCGTAGAAAGTTTGAGCGGTCTGGATCTTTGGATTCGGCGCGCAAAGTCTCCATCGTCAAAGTGTGTCCGAGTGCCGGGTTGCCCCACGACCAAGACGATTCCTGCATTGGATCGACTGTTGGCGGTGGCGACCATTCTGCAAAGTAAAAGTTAGAAGGGTTATTTGTGTCAATCAGGCGAAGCGCGTTCTCTCGATGTCTGATAAATAATGCGCTGCTTTCGGTGCCAGCTGTGCTGAAAAGCGCCAAGTGAGGAGACCTGCGGACGCGCTGGGTTGGGATTAGACCTGCCATCGTAATCTCCGAAATATCAAAGATCTCATCCGCGCAAATTAGATCCACGCTCATTCCGTGACCGATTGAAGGGTTCGCCGCGCGCACATACCAGCGCGATCCATCCGGCATCGTCGCCGAGTTACGACCAAAAGACTTCATGATCTTTGCGCCGTAACGGTCTTCAAGAATTGGTGCGATCTCATCAAAAAGCAAACAAGCAAGGCTCAAAGTGTGAGCTGTAGATAAGACAGTCTGCTTAGTGCCTCGAATCTTTGGCATCTCAATTAACCAAAACAGAATCAAACACTGGATCAGAAGTGTCTTTCCATTTTGTCTAGCGACCGAACAAAGAGAAGATCTGTGCACAAGATCATCCTGTCCATCTGGAGCATGGGTGAATCCCAACGCGCGCTCAAGGTAATGCATCTGCCAAGGCATTAGCTCT